TAAATGTATGTGTGTAGCTTGGTCACATGTAACTAAGAAATGTAATGATGATTTCTCAAATGGTGTATGATGTCCATTACTTGCTAAATCTGATAGTAGTTTACCTATCCTATTTCTTTTATCGTCTGTTAATTCTCTTGATGTTGATGTCCATGCAGATAAAGCATGTAATTCATCACTACCATAATATCCTATTAATTCTACTGTATTTCTCATAGTTTTAAGTTTATTCATCTATTTCTTTTAATAGCCCATCTTCATCTGTTACTGTAATAGGAGAATAAAACTCTAAATTTTTAATCTTACCTTCTTTAAATGATTTATTTAGTTTCTTTTCCATTTTAATTACATCTTTAATACCTAAACTAAATTGTAATGATGAATCATCATTTATTATTGCATATATACCTAATTCATATAATTGAGAAATAAATCTAACTTCATCGTTATCAAGTGTAGTGTATTTATGTGCTTTGTGATATGTATATTTCATATTTTTTTATGTTTGTGTGTAAATAAAAAAGATGGGTAGAATAACTACCCATCTCACCCTTAAAATAACAAATCAAATATGTAATCTGGCTCTAACCCAATTTCGTTTAATAAATCCTCTGGACTTTCACCATCAAGCATACGTTCTCTTAACTCTGTAATCAATTCATCTGCTTCATCAGCAGTCATATCATCTCTTGTAATTAATACTTCTTTTAATTCTGACATAATATACGAATTTTGTTTAATAAATTACTATCTAATGCTATGTTATCTTTAGTTATTCTATTGATACACTTCTCTAATGTAATTAATAATAAATCAACACGCATCTTATCTGGATCATCACCAAATCTAGTTAATGATTGTACTTTAGATAGCATCTTAGGATTAATCTTGTAATCATAGATATATTTCTTATCTTCTAATCTTTTAATTACACTATTAAATGTGTCTAGCTTTAGTACACCTTTAATTAAATTGGCTACATTACTGTTGCTATATTGTGCATAATATACACAGTATAGTACAAATCTATCTTCATGTGTCATATATAACTATTGTCTGCAAAACTATAATAATCATCTACACTGCTATTAGTTATTACATGGTCTATTAACTTAATATCAAACAAAGATAAAGCTTTACTTAGTTTTTGTGTTATATCTATATCATGTTGACTAGGTACTAAATTATCAGATGGATGATTATGTACACATATTACTGCTTGTGCACCTAAGTTAATAGCATTTCTTGCAATACGTTGTGTATCTACTATTGTACCTGTACTACTACCCATTGTATGAGGTAATTCTACAGCTATGATTCTATGATTTCTTTTTAAATATACTACACTCATTATCTCATGCCCTGCATACAAATATTCATTCGATATGATTTCTAATACGCTTTTACTACTGCGTACATATTTATCAGTGTAATTGCTCTGTATAGGTTCTAATATTGTTTTTACTCTGTTCATTCTTTAATCTTTTGTATAACTGTTTTACATAATATTTGTTACTTGGACTGTCATCATCTAATATTCTATTTAGATAATAATAACATTGATAAGATTTAATACCTGTTACTTTCGTTATTCTATCAGTAGTATATCCTAACATATTGCGTAATGCAAATACATAATACGCTCTTAAATCTACACTAAACTTACTATTACATTTTCTTATGTATATAGCATCGTATAGTATTTCTGCATCTATATCAAATACATCAGCCATTATTTCATCTAATTCATTCCTGTTCATGTTGTACTAATTTTACTATTGGAAACATACCTATCTCTCTATGTGGTGGATATACTATATTAGATTCTATTAATGCTTCTAATATACCTGTAGTTTTAATAGCTACTTCATCTTTAGCTAATCCTTCTATGTATGATGATGCTGTTACATAAGGCTCACCATCATGAAATAATTGTATAGCTGTACCAGATCTAAGATATTGTGCTAAATGCACATCACATTCAATTCCATTAATCTTTACTTTCATAGTTTTTTATTGTTGTGTGTAAATAAATTTAATTGATTGATTTTAAAGGTTTGTAAAAAAGGATAGATTGTTGTTGAGGGGTTAATGCAACCCCCCACACATCAATTCATACTATTCCTACCAACTTAGTAGGAATTAAAATATTTAACTGATTATCAATATTTTAGCTATAAAAAATAGCTAATTGATTAGCATAAAATAGTTAATTGATTATAATATATTTAACTTATAAGTTAATGAGGTATGTACACGATTACCAAGTTAAAAAGTTGTAAACGAATCCATAAAAAATATCAAGAGCAGCGTAATACTACTCTTGAATGTGCATCAATACCATGTATTTGTATCATTTGTACGGTTGTATAGTTATATTATCAGAGCGTAAGCAATTAAAATACGAGCCATAAGTAGAGCACGATTTAGATTTGCTTTTGTATCTAGTACCAATCTTACCATCAAATACAAGATTACGAGCTTCTTGTATAAAGTGCATATTAGCATAAGGCATACTAAAGTCCATTAATTGTTTATTAGAAACAAATATGACTTTAACATCTCTATACCTATTATGGTCTGTGTCCCAACTACAATATGTCTTTTTTAATCTCTTATGAGATATACCTGTAAAGACATATATCGTATGTATTTTAGTAGAACAATCAAAATGTGAAAAAGACAATCTATTGTTCCAACGACCTGCTGACCAATTAAAATGGTCGTGTAATTTGTTAGTACGCATAGTTACGTATTTAAGGGTTAAAAATATGAGTGTGATTAACCTACACACTCGTTGTACCTACATTGTCTTAATTGAGGTTAAGAATATAGTTTGGATAGATATGTCTATGTTTTAACAGCTAGACTTAGTTTCACTATCACGTTCAGGCAGTTGAGTGCAACTGTACAACCAATGTATTGTAACATATAGTTCTCACGCTATACATTAAATACTTTTTAGCTTATGGTGAAGCACTTTTATATCTTATGTATATATATAAGGTGTAAGAATAATCCTACACCTTATTATATATAGTATTACGCAAAAGCGTTAGTAACAACTTCAGCTTGTACGTCAACTGTTTCTAACTTTATCCAAGTAGGTTTATCATGTCCTAAAAACATAGCACAATGACCGTCCTTACTTTGACCTAAAGTAGCATATTGATAAACGTCAAGACCTTCAAAAGTCTTAACTTCACCTGTCTTAGGATTAACAACAGGTTTAATATCAGTTGCGCTAGGATCTTTGAACGTAGTACGTGCAATAACTGCAACTACATTACCTTCTCCTGCTTTAATATCAAACAATGCGTTAATATCAGTAGGAAAAACAATATTATTGTTTTTATCCTTTGTACAATGTTTGGCAAATACGTCTTTGTTAAACGTAAACCAAACAGTAAAAGTAAATGTATCATTATTGTCAAGACCTAACGCTCTTGCTAATAATACATTAGTATTAGTACTCTCACCAACAAAATTAGTTGGTAATGAAGAGCGTTTAATACTACCTCTGAATTGTACGTTAACATTCTGAGGATTTTTGTTAGATTGTCTAACATTAATGATTTCTAACTGTTGCATAATGCACGAGTTTAATGGTTAATTAATAAATAAAGAAATAGCACCTAAGTACAATACCCACGTGCTAATTGATTACCAAGTTATGCAGTTGTAAACGATAATTTAAAAAAAAAGAAATAAAGAGAGAATGTCAAGTATATGACATTCTCTCTAATACTTTAATAGGGATAGTAATTAAACTATCCCTTATATGTCAATCATACATAGTATCATTCCATTCTTTACCAGCAAATGAAGATATAACTTTATTAGTAAATATCTTTTTTGCACATTCTATTGCAATCGTATCATCATAAACTCCATAGTCACCACTACTTTTATATAGTATAACTTTATCATTAAAGACTTTCATCCATCCGCCGTTTATAGCATTCCATTTTCCTCCAGAAAAGAATTCATTTAACTGTGCATGGAAATTAGCACCTAATTCATAAGGATCAAAACAAAATCTATATTCATCAGTCATATCATTCTTTTGAATTAGAAACTTAATCCCTTTATCATTAGTATAAGTCTTTAATATCGGTAATTCTGCTAAATTAGCATACAACTTTCTTGCATGACTATTTAACTTATCTTTCAGTTCTTGTGAAACTTCACATTGTTGTCTGAAATGTTTCTCCCAATCAGTATTGTGATGATCATCAATCTCGTCTTCGATTATAGATTTTTGTGCTTTTAACATGTGTAACATGTTTTCTAAGTCAGTAATCTCTTGAAGAGAGGTAACAACCATTTTAATACTGTTCTTGTGTTGTTCTGCAATAATACATTGTAATTCCTTTCTTAGGTCTTGTTTGTACCTATGAAAGTCTGAATAGGTCATGTGTGTACCATTTGAAAGGTACACAAATCTATTAGTTTTTCTAATAACCATAGATTCTAATTTTTCTACTGACATGTTTTGGTCTAACATATTTAATAATTTTGGTTAATAATCAATTAAAGAAATTAATAAATAAACTATTTGATTATTAAGTTTTTAACTTGTAAACGGTTGTATAAAAATACAGAGAAAGTGCCAATTAAATTGGCACCATCTCTAATATTTCATTAATATCATAATCATACTCCTCAATTTTATAGACGTATTTTAACTCCTCAATACCATAATCTTTATCATACTCATAAGCATACGATAACAAATCAATCGCTTCATCAACTGTATTAAACTCGTCCATAACAGTAATGAAATCACCACTAGGATTAAACGCAAGAACACGATACATTTTCATTTGTAATATATTAAGAGTGAAACAATCAAATAAAGAATAGGTCGTATAATGTCTAATCATACGACCTAATAGGATTTAATCAAAATCCCATTCTAATGAATCCTCTGGACTCATTATTGAACCACCAATCGTAACCATAACGTATCGATTTAGTGTGACGAATGCAATGTTCAGTACATTGATAAACTACCGTGTGAAATTAATCACACGGTATCTGATTACAAAGTTAAATAGGTTGTAGACGATAATTTCAATGGCACTATATCTATATTATATATAGTAATACGACTTTTAACTTTAAATTGATACGGGGGTATGTAAATTTACAATTCGATGGGGGGCTTGATTATAACATACCACCACATTTATAGCCATTTTCAATACTATACAATATAGACACACAGAGGTAATAAAGTAGTGTATTTATGACACTATCTATCAAATATTCAAACAATACAGTATGATATTTGAATTTATTTTTACTATTATTTTCCATTATAGTGTAATATAACTTTTTTTTATTTTTTCATTTTTACCTCTTGACTTGTATTTGATTTTGTATGTAACTTAGGGTGGGTGGTAGGGAGATATGTGAGTAAGTTGTAAGTGGAGGTTGAGGGTTGGGGTTTGTCCATACTATGCCTTGTTCTCACCTAACATTTGTATAATTAGATTTATGTTGTATATTTACAACAAAATCTGTTATATGAATATTCCTTTAGTTGTAAAGGTTAGTAGTAAGAAGAATCTCTATAAGAATTTAATTAGTATTATACAATGTCTATTATCAGAAGATAGACGACTTACTGCTACAGAAATAGATGTATTATCACATTTATTATCTAAGCCACAAATTCACACACAGTTTAATGATAAGAATAGAAAGTTAAACATAAAAGAGTTAGGTTTAACTGATAGTGCATTTGCTATGCAAAGAGCAAGGATTGCTAAGAAAGGATGGATTGTAGATAAACTTCCAGACAAGTTTATATATAAGGTGTATAAGGAGTGTGATAATGAAATAGAGTTAAGTATTAAAATTAAAGTAAATGAAGGAAATTGAATCAGAAGTAGCTAAGAGATTAAACATTGATGAAGAACAGGTACATGTAGTAATTAGCGATATGTTTAAAGAAGTTAGAAGTTACTTACAAAAACCTGATTTAGTAAAACATGGAGTATTGTTACATAAGTTTGTTAGGATAGAGTTAAATTATAATAGTATAGAAAGGTATATTGAGTATAGAGAAGCTAATCCTAATGCTAAGACTAGACAATATGAATCAATAGAGTATTACAAAAACATTTTAAATAAAAAAGATTATTATGGAAATTCTAAAAAGTAATTCTAAGTTAAAGAATACGTCTGTAGAAGATGTAGCTTATGAGAACAGACCAAAGAACAAACATTTCTTTAATACTAGTTCTGATAAGATAGATAATACTGCGTTTAAGAAGGATGCTGAATTAGTAGAACAAGGGTATAAGCGTACATTAACTGATTCACAACAGTATAATGCTAACATTAGGAATATTGATAAGAGATATTCTAAACTTACACCTTTAGCATCTTATATTGTAAGAATATGTGTTGCAGAAGATAAGGAGTTAAGTAGTGGTATTATTCTACCTACTATTATGTCTACTCGTAAACAAACTAATAGTGGTATATTAGGTGATAAGATACCTGATCCTTTTAAGTTTACTTCTAAAGCTGTAATTGTAGCAGTACCAGAATATGAAAAGGAATTAAAGATTGGTGATTTAGTACAAATTGTTAGACCTAGAACTATTGTAGATGGTGATGCTATTGCAGGATTTGAATATGAGTATATTCATCCAGATAATAATGCAGTACAAGCACCTAGTAATATTAAGGATGTTGACTTTGGATATGCTATTATACCTAGAAATATGATTAAAGTTATTATCAATGAATAAATACACGAACTATGGCATAATGCTTAGCATTATAGCTATTTTAAGTATATTTGCGTATAAATACGTATCACGACCTGTAATAGTAGAGAAGTTTATTACTAATACAGTCATTGATACTGTGTATGTACAACAACCTCCACAAGTAATTACAAAGTATATACAATTAGATAGTATCGTATTAGACACTGTTTACTTTAAAACTAATGATACTTTATACATTACTGACAAATATCAAGATAGTATTATATATAGAGTAGTAGAATTAAAGCCATCTTTGTTACCTGTAATTAATACTACAACAAACAGTTTTAATGAAGGTATGTTATTAGATAAACATACTAGATTAAGATTGTATGTAGGTAGCACATTTGATAGTAGGGGATTAATATACACATCCCCTACTTTGTATTTGAATACAAATAGATTTAACTTTGGAATATCAAAAACTATAAATAATAATGAATTTAAAATCTCGGCTGCAATACGTATTGGTAAGGATTAAATACGTATTATCTAATTTGTTTAATGGTAACGCTTATTATTATGTAAAAGGACACTTGTTGTATAAGATACATGGTAAAGCTATTCTAACTGTATTAAGACGACAAAAAGAATGTAAGATTTGTTTTGATAGAGTATATTGTATAGAATGTGGATGTGAAACTATTCCTTTATTTTTAAGTGGTAAAAAATGTAAAACAAATGGATTGGCAACAAACAGAAGTAGATCTAGGTAGTATCAAACCTAATCAATCTTATACCTTTAACTTTTTATATAAAGGTAATCATAAGATATTAAGTGTAGAACCTCAATGTGGTTGTACAGCAGTTAAAGCTGATAATAACTTAATTAGCGGTACTTATAATAGTGGTGGATTTCCTAGTTATGCTAAACAACAAGGATTTACTAAGTTGAATATAGTTAAGACTATAGATGTACTTACTAGTGATGAAAAGAAACATAGACTAACAATTAAAGCAGAACTCAATGAACTTTAAAGGATTTCCTGTTATCTATAGTAAGACGTTAGATAATGAAGATACTACATTGTATCAGAATATAGTAGAGAATATGAATACGTCTTATGACTTAGAACCTTTTAGTAATGATGAAAGAGTATTAATGACGTTCATTGATATTGAAGGATTGTTACAAGTAAGTATTCGTAGTGTATTAGCTGATGATGGAACTGTAATAGAAACTCAATCATTAGTAGAACATGGTGAGAATGATAATAGAGCACACTTTATTGTAGATTTACCTGTAGAAGAATGTATTAAAATATTTACAACTGATGTATAAATTTATTAATGGTAGTAATGGAGATTATAGTTTAAATTTCTGGACATTAAATCCACAAATTACACTAATCAACCCATTTAGAAAGTTATATGAAAGAGATACTACTAAAGATAAAAGTGTATCTTCTTTAGAGATGTGGTGTGTATATATGTATTGTGATCCTAGTTATGACAATAAGATTTATAGATTACCTCCTGATAAGAAGTTAGAAGCTATTAATTACTTAGCACCTAACTTTGATAAAGATAATGATGAAGTTATACAAGAGTGTATAGAACAATATGATATTCATTGTTTGACTAGTGCAGCTAGAGCATTTAAAGAAGAAGAAATATCTTTATTAAAACGTGCTGAATTTATTAAAGATGCTCCTTATACTTTTGATGAAATAGCTACTAGTAGAAATGGTGATTATTTATATACTAAACAAGGTACTCCTATTATGATTAAAGGTACTGCTAAAGACTTAGATGCTATGCGTAAGAATACGCTAACTATATATAAGCAGTATGAAGAAGTAAAGAAAATGTTTGAAGAAGAACAAGGTGAATTAAGAGTACATGGAGGTAGAAAAGAATCTATATTTGAAAAGGGTGAATTGTTAGAAGTTACAGATGATACTGATTGATAATAAACCTATATATACTGATTATATTAAGTTAGAAAATCAAGAACAGTTTTTAGCTAAAGTACCTTTATTACACCCAGACGATCCTAGATATGTGCTTTATTGGTCTAAAGAATTTAAGAAATGTATTGAAGGTACATGGGGTAAGATGTTTGATGGGTATAGATATATGCCTGGTAAGTTATACTTTTATAAGAATTACTTTTTAATACAAGATACAGATGCTAATAAACAGACTAAGTATGTAAGACCTAGAACAGATGATATAGAATGGGAGTTTGCATATATGTCATTAGAAGCACATGGATTTAGTGGATTTGAATTAGATGATGAATACACTTCATTAGAACTAGTTAAAGAATTAGTAGAAGTTAATGATTTTGTATTAGAGAAGTTTCCAGAAGTAGTTAATCCTCACACTAAAAAACTAAAGACTTATATACCTGCTAGAGAGAATATAAAGAAGTTACATGATAAACCATTAGGTAGAGCATATATGCGTAATCCTACATGGAATGAATTTATATTAGGTACAAGAGGTGGAGGTAAATCATTTACTGCTGCTGCTGAAATAGAACATGGGATTATATTTGATGGTACTACTATATATAATAGTGATTTTATTAAAGGTAAACTAACTGCTGAATTTATTGTAGGTAGTGCTGATAGTGATAAGTCATCTGAATTATGTAACAAGGTTAGAACTTCTATAGAAGCTAAAGCTAATCCTAACTTTAGAGATTTATTTGGTATATGGGGTAATCCTGGTGATGATGATTTTACACCTAGTCCTTTATTTAAAGATATGACAGGTAGTTTAGTTAGTCCTAATAAGAAGAATCCTTATAGACATGAATACAAAGTACAATTAGGAGGTAGATGGGTAACAAAAGGTACTAACTCTAAATTATTTCATGTTAATTATAGTAGTAAAAAAGGTGATGGAGCACAAGCAGCTGCAGGTGGTAGATATTTAAAGAGTATTATAGAAGAAACAGGATTATTAGATAATGTAATAGAAGTACATACGTCTAATGATTCTACTATTGCTAGAGATGGTGTAAGATTTGGTGTTGAAAGGTATCAAGGTACGTCTGGTAATATTGAATATATACAAGCATCTAAAAAGATGTTTCTTAATCCTAAAGATTATAGAATACTATCATTTTATAATCATCATGGTAATGAAGGTGCTAATAAACAAGTAGGATTCTTCTTACCATTTTATATGGTATTACGACAGTTTAAAGATAAAGATGGTAATACTGATTATACTAAAGCAGCTGAATACGTAAATAAGATTAGAAAAGAAAAACAATCATCTACTAATCCAGACGTATTAAGAGAAGAAAAGATGAATAGACCATGTTTCATAGAAGAAATGTGGGTAAATGCTAAAGGATATTTATTACCTTATGATGAAGCTAGTGTTAGAGAAAGAGAGTTAATGGAATATGATAGATATAAAGCATTAGAAACTCCTGTAGAATTAATATGGGATAGTAATAGTGTAGGTGAGAATGTAATTAATGGTGTAAGATATAAGATTAATCATAATGTAGAACCTTATAGAGATTATCCTATTGATCCTTCTAAACGTAAAAGTCCTAATGGTTGTATAGTAATTTATGAATTTCCTAAAACAATAGATGGTAAGATACCTAATGATATGTATATGTTTGTAGGACATGACCCTTATGTAGAAGAAGATTTAGATAGAGGAGGTTCTGTAGGTAGTACTTATATTATTATGAATCCTAAATATGCTATACATGGATTTAATGGTAATACTATTGTAGCATCATATATAGATAAACCTATAGGAGGATTAGATGAATATTATGAGAATCAAGAGAAGTTATTACAAATGTATGGTAATCCTATGCAAGGATTATGTATAGAAAAGAACAGAGGACAAGATTGTAGAGCACATTATATTAAGAAGAATAAGACGTATTTATTGATGCCTTCACCTCAAAGAGAACAAGGAACTAATATTTATCAAAAAAATATTGTATCTTATGGATATAATGTAGGCAATAGAATTGTTAAGTTACAATTAGCCAAGATGATAAATGGTTGGTTGTTAGAAGAAACAACATTAAATGATGGTACAAAGAAGAATATAGAACGTATTCCTTGTTTGTATTTATTAAGACAGATAATGGCTTATGACTTAGATGGAAACTTTGATGCTGTTGATGGATTTAGAGGATGTATAGTAGCATTAAGAGAATATGAAAATAGACAATACTCACAAACATTAGTTAAACAAGCTAATGTTAATACTTTTAATAACATATTAAAGAATCGTAAAATATTTAAACATGGCAAAGAAAGAGAAAGGGCACGTACTTAGTGATTTTCTAAAACTAAGGATTGCTGAAAAAGATAAAAATAAAGAATGGTATAAATATCAAGCTGATAGAATTATACCTGCACATGCTACTGCAACAGTAGAAGATTATGATGAAATGAAGAAGTTATATGAATTTAGAAATAATGATTTAAGTAGATGGAAAGATGAAGTAGATTATTATTGTGGTAGTTTAGAAGAATATGGTGCTACAGAAGAAGAATTAATACCTTACAATCCTATACCACAAAAGATTGAAGTATTAAAAGGTGATATGTTAGCAAGAGGTAATAACTTTAAGATTATACTTCTAACTGCAAAAGCTATACAGAGTAAGAATAAAGAATTGTATAACAAGATTGTAGAGCGTGTTAATACAGAATTGAAGCTAGTGATAGAAGAACAAAAGATGATGATGGATGGTATGACACCAGAACAAGCTAAAGAATATGTAGAACAACTTAGAGCAGAACTTACGCCAGAAGATTTGAATATCAAAGACTATATGTCAGAGAATGAAATCTTAGCTAACAAGTTATTACAATATACAATCTTTGACCAAGAGATTAATACTAAAAGACTTGAATCATTAGAAGATACATTAATTGCTGATAGATTCTATTTGTATAATGGATGGAAACATGGTAAACCTCATATTGAAGTATTAAATCCTTTGAATGTTGGTTTTCATAAGAATCCAAACTCACCTTATATACAACATAGTGATTGGGTATGGCATAGAGATGAAATTACAGTAGCAGACGCATTACAGATATATGGTAATCAATTATCTGATGATGAAATTATGGAAGTAATACAATATGGACATACTATTAATAGTATAGATAAACGACACATGACTGAACCTGTATTTGATTATACAAGGTATTATTCATTGTTAGAGAAGTTAGGTGAAAAGACTACTAAAGGTGTAGGTTTACATCAAGGTACATCACTAACTAATATTAATTTTACTGCTACATTATGGAGAGTACATTTAGAGTTTAAAGCATTTCAAGAAGTAGTATTTCTTACTGTTACTGATGAATATGGTGAACCTATAACTGTTACTTTAGATAAGAAAGCAGATATTATACCATCTTATGCAGATAAAATTAAGTTTACTAACAAATGGCATCAAGAAGATGACAAGTATGTATGGAGTGATGAAACAGGTTCTATTTATGAAGCAGAAGTTGTATGGATTCCTAGACGATATGAAGTTACTAAATTAGGTAATGATATAGTTGTAGATGCTAGAGTAGTACCTAATCAACCTGATTATGGTGATGATCCCTGGGGTAGATTTGAATTATCATACAAGGGGGGTATATTGAATAGTAGGAATGCTAAAACTATAAGCATGATGCAACGTGCATTACCTAGTGCATTTCAATATATGTCAGTTAAAAGAGTACAAGATAGAGAATTAGCTGCGTATGTAGGTATGGAACGTGCTGTTGACGTAGATCAAGTACCTGATGAATTAGCATTAGACCATGAAGGTAATCCTCAACAAGGACAAGATAGATTATTAATGGCTGATATTATTGCTAGAAAGACTAAGACTAGATATTATAGTGGTAGTAGAACAGCTAATGGTATGCCTTTACCTTCAACTAGAGGTACAGGAGTATCATATAATATGGTAGATAGTACTACACAATTAATTAATCTACAAAACTTAGCTACTTTATTATCACAAGAAGCTGGTATGATGATGGGTATTCCTCCTCAAAGAGAAGCACAAGTTATGCCTTATACTAATGTTACTGATAATAGACAAGCACTAGTACAATCTACATTAGCTACACAATCTTTATTTTATTTTATAGATAAGGTATGGTCACATGCAATCAATGAACACTTATTTAATCTAAAGACTTATATGAAGAATGTCTTTAGTAATAATCCTAATCTTACTAATCATCAATTTATGTATATATTACCTGATGGTACTAGAGATTTATTAAGTGTTACACCTGAATCTGTAGAACTATTAGAAGATTTAGGACTATACTTATTTGATAGTGGTAGAGATCAAGTATATTTCCAAATGATGCTACAATCTATTCATGCTATTGCACAAAATGCAGGAGAAGGGGTAGAATCATTATCTGCTGTATTAAAGTCTTTAACTTCTACTAATAGTGTAGAAGAAGCACATAAGATTATACAAAAAGAAGCTGCACGTCAAGCTAAGATGAAAGAACAAATACAACAACAGCAACAACAAATGCAGATGGAAGTACAAAAACAACAAAGAGAACTACTTAAATATCAAGCTGATTTAACACTACAAGGTAAATTAGCAGAGATAGAAGCACAAGGTAAATTCAATATAGAAAGAAGTAATATAGAAGTGAATAAGTTTGCATTACAACACGACATTAATTTGAATAAGATTAATGATGCACATGAAAAGGATGAAATGAAAATGGAACACGATGCTAAGCAAAAAGAGTTAGATAGACAGATAGAAAGAGAAAAATTAGAATTAGAAAGAAGAAAGATTTTACAATAAAGTGTAGTTTGTATTTATCTTTTATCGACTATAGACTTATGAAACAATTATAACTAAATTTGTGTTATTATGGAAAATGTACAAGAAAAGTCATTGTTTGACGATTTAGTATCTTTTGATGAACCTACTTATGTTGAAACAGATGAACAAGTTGAAACTGACAGGGATGAAAATATCGATAACAGCGATATTCAGACTGATGAAGTCGAAGATAGGGAGGAAGATACTAATGAAACTGATGAATCAGTTAGCGAAGATAACTCAGAAGAAACAGACGATAGAGTAGAAGCACTCTATGAACTGCTAATTGAAAACAGGGTTATTGCCAAACAAAAAGACTTTAAACCTACCTTAGACAATTTACAAGGAGTTTTAGAGAATTTGCCAGAGCAATACTTTCTTAAAGCAGCAGAGGCATTACACCCTGACGCTAGAGAAGTAGCTAAGGCATTATTTTATTTAGGCGAGAATGCAACTAAAGATGAAATCATTAAAATGCTAGATAGTGATTACACTCCTAGTATTAATTTAGATGATGATGATAGTGCATACAATTACCTTGAAAGTAAATTAAAAGATACTAAAGCATTTAAAGATAAGAACTATCTAAAGAAATACTTAGATACTCTTAGAGATGATAATGAGTTAGTAGATGCTGCTAAAAAGTTATATCAAGAAGAATTGAGTGAAGTTGAACAATCTAAACAGACTAGATTAGAACAACTAAAACAACAAAAAGTTCAAAAAGAAGAACAAGTAAAACAATTCTATCAAAATATAACTAATGAGTTAAATGCACTACCTTGGGAACAGAGTAAGAAAAAACAAGTTATTGATTACTTACAACCTGACAAAGTAGAAAGTATTAATTCATTGATACAGTCATCACCTAGAGCAATAATACAACTTGCTGATATATACAGCAGGTTTAATGTTGATACAAAAGAGTTTGATTTATCAGATTATGAACTAAAGATGGAAAGTAAGAAAAACAATGCTATGAAAGATAACGCTAAGAAAGCTAAACTTGATAGTATATTATCTAAAGTTAAGTCTGGTAAGAATAGCTCTGGTGATTCGTCACCAAAAGGATTTTTCTCTCAATTCGAAAAAACTGATTAATTATGTTAAGAAGAAGAAGCGCACTTGAAAAAGTAGCAAGAAAAGGTTGGGGTGGTTCATATCTTGATAGTTTTACTCATGCTGAACTATTCCGTTCTTATGGTCCTACATACTTTGGTATGGTGGATGCACAGTTGTTTTCTAGTGAAATAGAAAGCAATATTATTAACAAACCTTGGGTATGGCTTACAGCTGCACAAGGTAATATGATGTCAACTGAACCTGGTAAGAATGACTATTGTTGGAGATTAGCAGAAGATGTTGAAGCTGATGCTAGAATTACAAGAGTAGTTAGTGATACTTACCCTGGTAAAGGTCTAACTGAATTTCAAATTTATTTAGATAGAGGTTGGTTTCATGAACCTGTAATGCTAAAAACAGAATCACACGATGCTCCATTACTTAGAATTATTGGACATCCTGTACAAATTTCTGCTAATGAATGGCAATACACAGTTAAATTACAAGATGGAAACCCAGCATCATTTATTGATCCTGCGTATTTTACACCAGGTCGTAGAGTAATTGATGGAGGTACATCTACAACTGATGAATTGAACTACAAATATGGAGGTGATTACTTCGCTAATGTATTTGAACTTCAATCACACATTGGTTACTTAGGTAGAAAAGTAGAAGTTACTGATAAGTTTATTAGACTTGAAATGGCAGGTAAGAGTGGTGGTATGAGTTATGGAATTAGTGGTAGAGGAGGTTCATATTCTGATGGTAAAGCTATTGGAGTAGGATATGTATATCAACCAGGTCTTGCTGATAAAACTAAGTCTAAAGAAATTCCTAAAGGTTCATTCGTTACTATGGCAGAAGCTAGACTTGCTGAGAGATTGAATGAAGATAAGAACTTTATGGCTGAGTTTGGTAGAAATGAAGTTACTGTTGATCCTGAAACAGGTAGACCTTTGAAAGTTGCACCAGGTTGGAGACAACTTAGAAAAGATGGTCATTACAGACCTCACAATGGTAGTTTGACACTATATAATATCTATGAGAAGCTACAAGATGCTTTCACTACTAGATATGGTGTAGGAGAACCTGTTGTTGTACTTAAAACAGGTAAAGGAGGAATTGAATTGTTTTCTAGACTTGTAAAAGAAGAAGCAGGATTATCTCCATTTACTTTGGTAGATAGCTACTTTGTAGGTAGAACTCAAAGTGAAATTACTCCTAACGCATTGAAGTTTGGAGCACAATTTACAGAAGTATTGATGCCTAATGGTATTACTATTAAAGTAATGTATGATCCTACTAAAGATAATCCTAGATATTATCCTGAGAAAGTACCTGGTACACATTATTCTTATGAATCATTTACATTCGATTGTTTAGACTTAGGTCAAACTGATGCTGCACCTGCTAGTGCAAGAAGTAGAAGTAACATCGTAGGTGTATATGAAGAAGCATACGAAGAGTATTTCATGGTATCTAATGTTTATGATATTTACAGTGGTGCTAAGAAGAGTGGTGAGAATGTAGCTGTACTTGATAAACAAGCAGGTATTTATAGAGGTACTTCATTTGGTATCAATTTCTGGGATATGTCTAGAGTACTTTGTATGCCTTATAATGCTTAATTAATTAACTAAATAAACTAGCACGAAAAGCTATGAATCCATTAAAGATTATTGTAAAACCTGTACCTAGAGAGAGTGTACAGCGTAGACATTTGACACCTGTAAAAGTATTTGACCCTAATCAAGGAGTGTTTGTAGATACAGGGCATGTAAGTGGTAAGACTAAAGCTAAAAACGCAGTAGAATCTTTACCATTTCAACCTGATAGAGAAAAAGGTAAATATAGAACAGGTTTAGAAGAACTAGTAGAGAATGATTTTAAAGGTATGGATGTAATGACCTTGAAGTCACAGAGATCGTTAAATAACGAGTGGGATGATATACTAGAACGAGTTGTTAGTCAAGATAAAATATCTAGACAGACTTTATATGAAATTATGGATGGAGTAAGTCCTGATTTCTATAATAGTAAAATAACTTATGATAGTATATCACCCACATCATTATACGGCTCTAATGATGGACATAGGACATTTATTGAAACCTTTGAAGTAATTATGTATGATGGAGCAAATGTGTTTTCATCTGATACTGCAAGAGGTAGGTTAGCAATACAACTATTAAAGAATAGGGTTGATGTATCTATTGATAAGAACTACAATCCTAATACTCATAGATGGTATATTGCAGAAGAAAACGAAGAAGAATTGGATAGAGTAAAAGTACATGAACTAGAGAATGAAGCTGTATTCTATTTATTTGAATTGAAACAGAAATTCCCTGAGTTTAAATTGTATCAAACTGCTATTCAATTAAAAACTGCTAACAATATACCTTTAATTAAAGGAGAAGTAGCACCTTCTATTGTTTATGACCAATTAAATAGTTTTATCAAATCTAAAACTAAAGATAAGAAAGACAATATCGCTAAGTTTGTAGAATTGATAGAAGTATCTAAGAAAAGTCCTCACTTGTTTGAATTAAATTATTTAATACAACAAGGATTAAACAGTAATACATTATTCTATGATAAAGGACAGTTGTATTGGAAGTCTAAAGCTGGTGAACCTAATGTGTATGTTTGGCGTAATGAAGATGCGTTTAGAGCATTCATGTTGAATGAATCAGAAAAATTCAACCCAAAGGAAAAGAATATGTCGAATTACTATACAGATTATGTTGAAGAATTAAAGTTAAAAGGAATTAGATTACAATAATGAGCGTACTAAAACTTCATTGGCAGTTTAAACAAAGGTTTAATAAGTTAGATAGCGATAACTTTCGTGATTTAACTCCAATGGAGATAGATGAAAGAATTAACGATGCAGTAGGTATGTTTGGTGAACAGTTTTTTGCTGATGAATCTCATGTACAAAGACTTGATTGGTTATCACCTTTAATCTATACAGAAACTATCAATGTTACAAAACTAGATAGTGATAAGTACACAGTTGATCTAACGAAATTAACTCATGATTATTGGCATATTAAAAGAGTTAGTGCATCTACAGATTGTGGTGCATTAAACTTTGAAATAGTAGGACATGGTAGATTAGGTGATGTACTAAGGGATGAATTTCAAAAGCCATCTAAGAAATGGTTTAGATTAATTGGTTCTTTAGAAAATAGTAAGTTAATTATTTACACAGGAGGTAATTGGCTTATTGATAATATCACACTAACGTATGTTAAATATCCTAAACCTGTATTCTTTGGTGGTTATGATACCATAGAATATATTGATTGTGTAAGACAACAAATAAATGGATGTACTCAATATAATAATATTGAATCTACACCACAGGATTTAGAGATAAAAGATATAACTGTAAGACGAATGATTGTTGAATATGCTGTTAAAGAAGCACATAGAATACTAATGAATACAAATGGACTAAACCTCCAAAATGAAAAACTCAACAATTTGATAACTACTTAATTATTTTAAAATGAGAAAAAACTCAGCGCAAACTGCGCAAATCGTAGATTTTATTTATGCTAAAGTTGACAATGCTAATGACAATGTTGCATTGGTAGCTGCAGGTTCTTCACACAATATTACTAATGGTGAAGTTCAACTTTTAGACCCTCATTCTAGTACAGGAGATTTTCTTCAAACTGCTGACGCTGCTAACTATGAAGAAATTCAAATTGTACAAGGTACACCTAACTCTACTGCATTGTATAATGTTGACCCATTTGGTACAGGTTATCCAGATGTAGAAAGAAGTGGAATTCTAAAAAAAGGTAAAGTATTAAGTGTAGCTAAATACCCTTTTGCACTACCTACTTATCAAACACTTCAATTAGATTTTACAGGTTCTACAATTAAAGATTACACAGAAGCAAACAAATATCCTATCTATCAGACTGTATTTACTATGCAATCTGTAAGAGGAGATATTGTTTATGGAATGAATAAAGAAGTATTTAGTATTTCTTATCAACCTCCAACATCAAGTGCATCTGTAGGAGCATTTATTAAACACTTTGTAACAGAAGCTAACAAGTTTAGTAATGTTGTAGGTAATGTTACTAATTTAGGTGGTACTAAACCATTTATGGTATTAGCATTAGATACTACTACAACTGTAGCTGATTCTATCGGTAGATTAAAAGTAGGTGATTCATTTACTTTTGCTACTTATAATGGAATTAATGTTAGTTACACAGTAGATGAACAGTTGTTTAATACTTTTGCTGAAGCTATTACAGCTAATAATGCACTACATAATATTGCAGGAGATCCCCTTGCATTTGTTAGTGGATATAAGATTATAAATGCAAATACTGCTACATTTAGTGGTAATGAATTAATCTTGATTGTATCTTTAGATGAAACTCCACTACTTGCATTTGATGATGTAATGGAAGTTAAAACTAGAATTGATGTAGGTGTAAACGATTTGACTTACACTAAAACTGAACTAGTTAAACCCTTTGAAGGTACAGGTTTAGGTAGACAAGTACTATTATGGTACAGACAAAAAGCTAAACTACAGAAGTTTAATATGCAGAATCATCCTATACATGGAGAGTTCTTCATTAATCAGGATTTGCCAGAATACTTTACTACTACAGGTAAATATTCACTTACTGTAATTGATTACTTTGATACTGTTGATACAATCAATGGTACAAGTTATCATCCTAAGCAAGTAGTTATCGTACACGATGCTGCTGTTGCAGAAAAATCAACAGTTAATAAATACATTAGAGATATTGTATCTGCTGCTGTTGTTACAGGATATAATGTTACAACTACTGCGACTGCTAACTTTGAAAATCAACTTACTGCATGGATTGCTGATTCTAATAATGATTACAAAGCTGTAAAATTCTTAGGAACTGCTGCTGTTGATAATGTGACTTTTGGTTAAATAATTAATATAAGGAGGGGAGTAATATCCCCTCCTTTTTAAACAACTAATTAAATTATGTACAAACTATTAGCCTTATTAAACGTAGATAGTATAATTAAATCAAATGGATTTGCAGTATTTGTGATGTTTGGTATGATGACAGCTATGGCATATACCTTATGGAATCAATACAACAAGACTAACGAAAGACTAACCATTGTAGAACAGCAAGTACTTGAATGTTACAAAGAGAACAGTCAAAAGAATCAAGAGTTAATACAAAAGAATACTAGAGTATTAGAAGAAGTTATTATTATATTAAAAAACAATTAAAAACAAACAACTATGAGTATTGCAATCGATAAAGCTACTAAATTAGTAGAAAGTCTAGCTAAAGTCGCATCATTAGCTGCATCTATTGATAAAAACAAAGATGGTAAGATTGATTTGAATGAAACTATTACAGTAGTACAAGCGTTTATTGTAGAAGGAATTAATGTATTTGGTGATTTTAATGAAGGATTAAATCAACTTAGAAATGCAGATTCAGAAGCTATGAAAACATTAGTAGAAGCATTTAAAGTTAAGTTTGATTTACCTGCTGATGATTTAGAATCATTGATTGAAGATTGGATTTCAGTAGTAATTGAAGTAATAGATATTATTCAATACACAAGCAAGTATCTAAAAGCAGAATAAATGTTAACAACAATTATAGCTAGTAATTTTACTACTATAACTATATCTGGTAACGCACTTGAACAATACATGTCTAATAGTCCTAAAACAGGTACATTAAAGTTAGAAGTGTATAATTGTTCAAGTGCTAGTCCAGCAGTAATTATAGACTTAACACAAACTATAGCTACACCTAAAACTATTAATGGTACAGTAGGAAGTTATAATTACATTGTAACCTTATCAGACTTAAATATGACTACTGTTATTACTAATGGTGTATATAACTTTAAATTGAAATATGTCAATACTACATCTTATGAAGATACAAGTATTGTTTATATAAATAAAGATATTGCATGTAAGTTAATTAACTATTATGCAGATTTTGGATTAAAGGATTGTGAATTAAAGAAATGTTCTGAGAATGAATACTTTTTTCCATACATGTTTGATGATTTGTTGCAACGAGCAGACTCTTGTAATGATTTTACATTTGATAATGCTTGTATGTTATACAATACAATGATTACTTTATTAGACACAACTAAACTAAACGATTGTGGATGTAAAGAGTAAGGCATATTGTGATACACAATTAAAGACAATTAATGTAGCTACAGGATATTTATATAGAGTAGCTTGTGATGAACCTGAATTGTGTAAGAATATGACTAGATTATGGGCATATAAATTAGCAGAAGCTAATCCTTCATGTGCTAAATCCTCTGATATTATTAAATCAATTAGTGAAGTGTTTAATGCACTACCTAGTTATAAAGATAAAGATACTACTACTAGTAATTGTGCTATTTCATTTCAAGATGTTACCCCTGTAATATCTTGTCCTTCAATTACATTCACAGATTTAGATGCGTAACTATGTCAGTAAGGATAACTAAAAATATTAGAGTAACAGGTCAAGCACCTTTTCAAGAAACATTTGCTATTAGTAATGCTTTAGTAGTAGTACAGAATGTTAAACAAACTCCATATACAGGATATTCAGATTATACATTTGATATTGTATATCCTAGTTCTGCATTAGTAGGTACTACTAGTATTGTATTAAATGTTACGTCTGGATGTGGTAATGCAAGTAGTTATAATGTATCAGTAGCATCACCTTGTTCATCGTTCTCATTAGGTAATGTAATTAGAGATGCTAATGAGCCTTATAGATTTTCTGCATTAGCAGCTTATTCATCAGGTTCACCTTGTCAAGATGCTACTTTTCAATGGACATATCCTACTTCTTTATTTGAAGGTACATTTACTACAAGAGGATTAAAGTCAACATTAAACTTAAAGTTAAAGAATCAAGATGTATTTGGTGATTTACAATCAGCATTATATAAGATAGGTGCTAGTGTAACAGATTGTAATGGTTGTACAGATTCATCAGAAGCTACATTTTCATTTTGTAAATCAGGATTTCAGAATATTACAAAGAACTTAGTAGTTAATGATACTAGTACATATGAATATTTATATAGTATTGTATCATCTAAACCAAATGGTTATTATATTTCTAAAGACGATGGTACATTAGCTATTGTACCACAACCTAGTACTATATCTAATAACAATGAAGTTATGGTTATAGGTATAGAATTTAGAGAATTTAAACCATTAGAATCTTGTTTTACATTTGATCCAGAACAGATTAAATTTAATATCCTTACTACACAATATGATGCCAAGTATTTAGGTATAGCTAAATATAATTCATTTAAGTTTCATGTGTTTATTGCACATAGAAAGTATCAAGAATACTTTGCATCAAATAAAGCTATTGAAATAGAATATTCAGTAGAGAGTACTAATAAAATACAATCATATCCAGCTAAGATAATCTTATATCCTCAATCTAAAGAGGGAGAGATAGGCATATCATTTAAAGATTCACAGTTTGTTGTTACTTCATCAATGGTTAGTCCATTTGATAATAGTACAGTAAATGGATGTAACTTAACAACAAGTAGTGTATTGTATATCAAACCTAGTATAGATTTATTATTAACAGGTGATAGTTATTTGAATACGTCTGGTGTGTTTGGTAGTAATTTCTTTGTTACTTCAAATGCTAATCTTACAGTAGTACCTGCATCAACAACAGGTGAATTAGATGTACCTTTTCTATTCAAATATACATTCCCTAATACATTAAATAACACATTACCTATTACTATACCATATAGCTTATATGCTACGTCTAAACAAGATAGTAATGTAAAGACTTATGGTAATGCTAATCTAACTATTGTTACTAACTGTAATGATACTATCACTTTATCACAAAACACATTATCAATTAATTTACCTTGTGCTGATTTAGATGATGGTACTACAGATAATATTGTATATATAGATATGTCGCAATATGTAGTAGGTACGTTTATACCTTCACAATTTCCTATTGAAGTAATTACATATCCTACAAAAGGAACATTTACGATACAAAGAAACTACTTACAAATTAAATATGTTGCTGATGTATGTCAACATGGTGTGTTTACAGCTGCTATTAAATTAAGAAATATTAATGGTACACTAAGTAATACATTCACTATTACGTTTAATGTGGATTGTGTAAGTAGTGACTATTATGCTAGATTTTGTGCAATACAATGAGTGTAATAAATTTATACAGTTTAATTAATTGTAGTTCTGCTAATGGAACGTGGACATGGAGTGGTGATTTATCATCATATCCATCACCTCCATCTATGTATAGTGGTACAATAGATTTAAGTACATATCCAACAGGTATATATAAATATACTTATACTACACCACAGAATAGAACAGTAGATGTAACTATTGATTGGATAGCAGGAGGTATAGATAGAATACATAATAACTATCAAGGTGCTATTACAATATCTTTAACTTCTATATCTAATATTCTTGTTACTTATTCAGATAACAATTTAGATTATTGTGATGATGGATTGAATAAGCCTACACTTACTTCTAATACATTATTTGATATACCTAGCTACTTTCCTGTTAATATATCAGGAGATTTATGGTATAAAGTAGAATTTCCTGTATGTGAAGAAGCATATGAAGCTAATATTAATGTAGCAAGACAAGATGGTAAAAGAGATGTAGGAATAATTGTACATACTTATTATCCTGACATTGGATTACAAGGTAGTAAACAAGTAAAGAAATCAGGATTTACTGTAGATGCAGGTAATACTAGCGTATCTGTACCTGTTGATAGTAAAGCTAGAATGATTGCATTAATACGAATTGTTACTTTAGACAATTCGTTAGGTACATATACAATTACTGTAAGTTCATCACATACTTGTACACCAACAGCAGTAGATTTAACTGTAATAGTAAGTGGTATTGCAGATGCTTACCAAGAAGTATTTATTGCTGATGGTACACAAACTACGTTTGGACCTGTTACTAAAAATAATGGTCAATTACCTAGTAGTATAGATAGTATTATGGTAATGCGTAATGGTCAATTTATGCAAAATGCTTATTTCTCACATGATGCTTTAGCAGGTACAATTACATTGACATTTACACCTTATAATCAAGAAGAAATAACAATAATATGGTTCGATACGGATTAATACTAATATTTAGTTTATTAGGATTTGCTGGATATTCACAAACAAGATTACGTCTTGTGCAATTACAACAAGCAGATTCAGTAGGACAAACTATTATAGCTAATGGTCAATTAGATGCTCAATGGAGTAATGATATTAGACTAAAAGATTCTACATTATTAATATATGGTAAACCTATATTAGTAGATTCTACAAGACTAAACTTAACTAAAGATTCATTATTGTATTATCAAAATGGAGTGTTAATAGGATTTAGTTTAATAGATGGTGATTCTACTAATGAATTACAATCAATAGATTTATTTAATATACAAAACGATAGTTTATATATTACATTATCTGATGATGGTACGTTTAGTGTAGATTTATCACCTTATTTAGATAATACTGATACTAGTGGATTTAATACTGTATTTGAGATTATTAATGATACTTTATATATAGAAGATGATAGTACTAGAAAATTTGTTTCTCTTATTCCTTATCTTGATAATACAGATACTAGCGGTATTAATATTAGTCTTAGTATATCTAATGACACCTTGTATATTACTGATGAAGGGAGTACGCTTGGTGTTAGTTTACTTCCATACGTTAATACAGACACGTCTGGCTACAATATAGGATTTACATTACAAGATTCTGTATTGTATTTAACTGATGGTAATTCTACTATATCATTACCTGTACAAGAGTTTTATAACGATAATCAACAGATAAGTATAAATAACGATACTATTACATTAGAAAGAGGAGGATTTGTTATATTACCTAGTGGGTTTGTAAATACAGATACATCAGGATTCAATAGAACATTTCAGATTATAGGAGATAGTTTATACATTACAGATGATAATAGTACATTAGCTGTTAGTTTAGCAGGTATTACAATTCCTAATACAGATACATCAGGATATAATATATCATTTGACATTCTAAATGACACTCTATATTTAACAGATGGTAGTTCTACATTATTAGTAGATTTATTACCATATAAAGATAATACAGATACCTCTGGATATAATACAAGTTTTACACTACAAGATTCTATATTATATATTACAGATGAAAGTTCTACAATACAATTAGATATTAGTGAAGTATATGATAACACAGATACTTCTGGTTATAATATTGCATTTAACTTACAAGATTCTATACTGTCTATTACAGATGCTAATTCTACATTATCTTTAAATGTAGCACCTTTATTTGATAATACAGACACTAGTGGATATAACTTAGCATTAACTTACAACAATAATCAATTATCTATTACAGATGGTAATTCAACACTATCAGTAGATATATCAGGTGTTAATACAGATACAAGTGGTACAAATAGACAGTTTTATATTAATAGTGATACCTTATATATAGTAGATGATAATTCATCATTTCTAGTTAATCTAAAGCCATATTTAGATAATACAGATGTATCTGGTATTAATACTGCTTTTTTTCTTATGGGTAATTCGTTATACATACAAGATGAAAGTAGTTCATTAGCTGTAGATTTATCAGCATTTCTGGATAATACAGATAATCAACAACTAACATTATCTAATGATACTTTATACATAAGCAATGGTAATAGTATATATTTAGGTACTTATGTAAATACAGACACTAGTGGATTTAATAGAACATTCTATATAAACAATGATAGTTTATATATTCAAGACGATAATAGTGTATTAGGTATTAGTTTAACTCCTTATTTAGATAATACAGATAGTCAGCAATTAACTAAGATAGGAGATACGTTATTTCTAGATAGTAGTAATTATGTATTACTATTAGACGATAATCCTACAAACGAATTACAATTACTATCATTAAGTAATGATACGTTATATATTAGTGATGGAAATAGTATATTCTTAGGTAGTGTATTAAATACAGACACCTCTGGATTTAATATAAGTATTACTTATATTAATGATACCTTATATATTACAGATGATTTAGGTACATTAGGAGTATATATGCCTACTGTTATAGATACAGACACACAACAACTGTCTAAGAATTTAGATACTATATTTCTAGAAAGAGGTGGATTTATTACATTAAATGATGACGACCCTACTAATGAATTACAGAACTTATCACTAAGTAATGATACCTTATATATTACAAATGGTAATAATGTTTATTTAGGACAATACATTGATACTGATATAGATTCACAACAATTAACTATAGTCAATGATACTATATTTCTTACTAATAGTAATCCTGTAGTATTATCAGACAATGATCCTACTAATGAATTACAAGATATATACCTAAGTGCTAATAAAGATACGCTTTATATTACTGATGGTAGTGGTGTAAGATTGAATATAGATTCTACTAGATTAAATATTACAGGAGATTCTTTGATATACTATTATAATGATAGTATTATTAGAATAGATCCATTAAAGACACTTTTAGATGTTATTAGTGGTTGTGTAGCAGGATTAACAGAAAGTACAGATGTATATGCACTATTTGATATGAGCGGTAGTGTAAATACAAGTAATGTACAAACTATTATTGGAGTATTAAATAATTGGTTTAGTGCATATCAAGCAGCTAATCCTGATTATACAGGTAACTTATATACAATACCTGTTAAAGATGATTTTGTAGGAGGTTCTAATCCAACAGAAGATTATTTGAATTATCTTACTAAATTAAGAAATAATACAACAGAAGTAGATTATAGGTTTGATAGTATTAATGCTATAACATCATTACCTCCTTGGTTAGATACTACTGTTAATGGAGCATTTGTAGCACCAACAGATGTATTATTATTAGCATTTGTTAATGAAACTAATCCTTACTATCACGATGTACCTACTCAAATACTTAACTATGAACCTACAGCTGGTTATATTAGCCACTTAAATAACTTTCTAAGTGATTATGCTAATATGTCTTACTTTAAAGGTGTAATATATCCTATTCATCAAAATAGTACAATGGATGATGGATTTATACAACATGCTTTAGCTGCGTTAGAAGGTACAACACAAACTACAGAACAATTACAAGAAGCGTTTGGTGATAACTATGAACCTTTAAAGTTTGATAACTTACTTACTGCTAATCCTTATGATACATTACCTGCATTAAAGAATTATGGATGGTCAGGTATATTATATAAAACTTCACCTGCTAGTGTTAGTTTTACAGATTCATCATTTAATGCAGAGATTAATAGTATTCTTAACGAGTTAGATATAGAGTATATATCTGTAATACAAGACTATTCTAATAACATTTTAACATTACGTTCTATAGGTTCTGCAACATTAGATATAACAGTAGATTCTAGTGGATGTATTAGAGTAGAATTACCTGCTAATCCTATAACTTCTGTAAATGTTGATAGTGTAACTATATTTGGTAATGGACAATTAGATAATCCATTATATGTAGATACAAATGTAATAGCTACAATACGATATGTAGATAGTTCTATTACTAATCAACAAGGCTTAACTTCTATATTAGTAGATAGTGTTACTATATTTGGTGATGGTGTAAATACACCATTAACTGTAGATACTACATACTTTCCTACATTTAGTTATATAAGAGATTCATTAGGTGAAGGAGTATATCAAGAGATATTTATGGCTACAGGAATATCTAAAACATTTACAGTTAGTGAAGATTTACCTGATAGTACTAAGTATATATTAGTAGCACATAATGGTATTGTATTAGATAAAGAGTATTTTACTATAAGTGATAATGATGTAATGCTAAACTATATGCCTGATTATGGAGATAGAATAGTAGTTATTATGTTTACAGGTAAATATATTAGTAGTGGTACAGGACAAGCAGGAGAATCATTATGGTCATTAGCATTTGGTGGTGATATATATTATAATAGTGGCGATGTAGGTGTAGGTATTAATGACCCTCAATCTAAGTTTCAAGTAAATACAGACACATTCAGTACTACATTAAATAACACTAATTCATTAGGTGTAACTACAAACAGTAGTAGTAATATACAAAGAGTACAAATAGGTAACAGACAATTAAATCAATCTTATATACAATCATCTACTACAACATTATCTGGTACAACTGCAACAGATATTGTTATAAATCCTTATGGAGGTAATGTAGGTATTAGTAATACTAATCCTACTGATAAACTAACTATAACAGGAAATGTTAAAGCAGATAGTATTAAAGCTATTAACCAATTTAGTTTAAGTGCAGGTAATGGATTAAATACAGCATCATATAACAATTCTAGTAATGTTATATTTAGTGTAGATGAAAGTGTTATACCTACAAAAGATTGGGTAGCAGAACAAGGATATGTAATGGTAGAAGTAGGTGATATATCTAATGTATTAGCAGGATATGGATTAAGTAAAATAGGTGCTGATAGTGGTGTTGTTACGTTATTAGTAGATACTACTACTATTGCATATAAATCATGGGTAACTAATCAAGGATATTTACTTAGTAATGATTCTATTACATTACAAGGAGATATACAAACTATAAAGAATACAACACTATTTAATGTTACAGTAAATACAGCTAGTAATATTAGAGGTGGTGTAGCAGGAGATTTATTATATCAAAGTGGTGTAGGTACAACTAGTAAATTAAACTTACCTACTATTTCTACAGAAGATACAGATAAATATATATTAAGTAATGGATCATTTGCACCATATTGGAGATTATTAACTAATACAACAGTAGGTAGTGCATTAAGATTAGATACAGCTAGAACTATTAATGGAGTAAGTTTTGATGGTACAGCTAATATAACTATTACTTCAAATACTACTAACTCATTAAGTCCTGGTAGTTATATATTAGGTAATTCATTTAATGGTAGTTCAAATCAAACTTGGTCTATAAATGCATTATCTACTAATGATGCTAATACTATCGTAGCTAGAGATGCTAGTGGTAACTTTAGTGCAGGTACAATAACAGCATCATTGACAGGGAATGCTTCCACAGCGACAACATTACAAACAGGTAGATTAATTAATAATACATCATTTAATGGTAGTCAAGATATAACTACTGCTAATTGGGGTACAGCTAGAAATATAACAATAGGTAATACAACTAGAAGTGTTAATGGTAGTACTACTTACACATGGTCGTTAAGTGATATAGGTGCAGCAGCTACTAATCAACAGTTTTATATAGGTACTACACAAATAGCTATTAATAGAGCATCTTTATCACAATCATTAACAGGAGTTAGTATTGATGGACAAGCAGGTAGTGTAGCTAATACACTAACTAGAGGTAACTTCTTAACAGGTAATAACTATAATGGTTCTAGTGCAACAACATGGGCAGTAGATACTATAGTAATTGCACATAAGACTTGGGTAAATGATGGATTATCTACTAAGTTAGATAGTGTATTTACAGATATGTATTTAAAAGGTAATGGTACACAATCTAATCCATTAAGTATTGATGATATGTATGTAGCATCTAAAGCATACGTAGATAGTTCATTAGTAGCAGGAGGATTTGGTGATATAACTAGTGTTAATGCTACACCACAATATGGATTAATAGGAGGAGGTACTTCATTAGATATATTATTAAGAGTAGATACAAATGTTATTGCTAATCAAAGTTGGGTAGGTAGAGAATATATTAGTACTGTTACAGCAGGTACAGGATTAACAGGAGGAGGTACAAGTGGTGATGTAACATTAAATGTAAATACTTCTGTTATTGCAGAACGTAGTTGGGTAACATCACAAATACCTGTAGTAAATAATGCTATACTTACATTAGCTACATCCGGTATAGCAACAGGTAGTCAAACATTTACAGCTAATCAAAGTAGTAATGCTACATTTACTGTAAATGTACCTGGTACTAATCTATCAGAAGGTACTAGAACATCTACAGCAGTAAATATTAATAGTTCAACAGGTACTAGTGGTACATTAAATGTTGCTACTACAACTTTAGCAGGTGTAATGTCAGCTAGTGATAAAAGTAAATTAGATGGTATAGCAGCAGGAGCAACAGCTAATACAGGTACAGTAACTAATGTATCTGCATTAACTATAGGTACATCAGGTACAAATATTAATAGTACAGTAGCTAATAGTACTACAACTCCTGTAATTACATTAAATATACCTAATGCTAGTGCTACAAATAGAGGTGCATTAACTACTACAGATTGGACTACATTTAATAATAAACAAAATGCACTAGTTAGTGGTACTAATATACAATCTATTAATGGTGCTACATTATTACAAAGTGGTAATAGAGTATTAGTAGAAACAGTAAATTCATCTTCTACTGTAACTATATCAGGATTAGTTAATACTCCTATAGTATCATTAGCAGCTAATTATGGTGATACACAGAATCCTTATGCTTCTAAATCAGCTAATTTATTCTTAGCATCTCCTAATGCTACATCAGGCGTACCTACGTTTAGATCAATAGTAGCACAAGATATACCTACATTAAATCAGAATACAACAGGTCAAGCAGGTTCAGTAGCTAATGCTATTACATTTAATGATTTAGGTTCAGGAGCATCATCTCCTACAACATATAATGGTAGTATTGCTAGAACAATTAGTTATAATACAATAGGAGCATTAAGTAGTTTATATCCTAATGTGATAGATGGTACTCCACTACATCTTAGAACTACTAATTCAACTAGTGCATGGAATATGATTAGGTTTGAATCTGGTAGTAATGTAAATAGTGATATGGGATTTATCTTAATGCAAAATCATTCTCCTTTAATAGGTAGTTTTCCTACAGAGAATTTAAGATTTACAATAGGAGTAGCTAATGACTTTGGTTCTAGTGGTTATAAAGACCAATTATGGTTACAAGGAGGGCATAAGTTAGTATATAATGTAGGAGCATGGGATAGTGAATTAAATACTATTATAGGTACTCCTGGTGTAGGTAATGCAAGTGATTTATTCCATGAATGGAGAGTTAATAACTCTGCTGTAATGACATTAGCTAGTAATGGTAACTTAAATATTACAGGTAGTTATTTAGTTAATGGTGTACCTATATCATCAGGAACAACTACTACCATTAATAATAATGGAGATGGTAAGTTTATATTAGGTTCTAATACAGCAAATACATTAAATGCTACTAGTCTTTTAACTGCTGGTGTTAATGATTTATTTTGGACAGCTTCTAGTAGTGGAGGTAGTTTTTGGATGCGAAATTCTTTTACAGGATCAAATACATTAGATGGATTTAGAATAAGACATTTTAACAATGAATTGTATTTTGAGAATTATGAAGCAGGTATTATAGCTATTCAAACAACTGTAACAGATACTACAAGAAGTATAATACTTAGTAGTAGTGGTAATGTATCTATAGGAAGTGGTAATAAATCACCTTCATATAGACTTGATGTTAATGGAGATATAAACATATCAGCAGGTTCTAAATTTAGAATAGGTGGTGTAGAATTAGCAACAGGTACTGCTACTACTATTAATAATAATGCTTTAGGTAGAATTATATATGGTTCAGATACTCCTAATACACTAAATGCTTCTGATATTTTTACATTTGGTACAGCAAATATGAATATAACTACAACTACGTCACTAGGAGGAATTCAAGTAAGAAATACTACAACAGGAACAAATTCTTTGGATGGTAGTAGATTTTGGACAAATGGTAATGATTTACAAATTATAAATTATGAAACTGGTAGTATAACACTATTAACTGATAATGACAATACTAAAAGAATTATTTTAAATAGTGATGGATCAGTAACTATTTCAAATTTATCGACTGGCACAGCTCATGATTTACGGGTTTCCGCAAATGGTACTTTAATAGTTTTAACCTCTGATACTACTTTAAAAGAAAATATTATTGACAACACAATAGGTATTGAAACAGTAAAAAATATCCAAACTATAAAGTATAATTGGAAAAATAAAGAAGAACAAGGTTATGATACAGAGATAGGATTCAATGCTCAAAACTTAGAACAAGTTTTACCTGAATCAGTATTTAGAATAAAGAATAATAATAAATTAGGGATTAAAAAATTAGTTATTATTGCAGTATTGACGAAAGCAATACAAGAGCAACAACAACAAATAGAAGAACTTAAACAAGAAATTATTAAGCTAAAAAATGATTAGTATTAATAAAATAAATAATTTTACTATATGAAAAATAAGATATTATATATTATAACTTTCATTCTATCAATCACTAGTGTATATTCACAACAAACAGATATACTTAGAATATCACTTAATCAGATAAAGAAAGATACAATCTCTGGTAGTGTAGTAATTAGTAGTGCTACTGATAGTGGTATGACATATAGTAGAAATTTATATATTCAAGATACAGTTCTTCTATTTAATGGAGATACAGTAGCATTAAAGTCTAATATAATATCTGGTGGAGGTGCAGGAAGTTTATTACATGGAACTGCTAGTGGAACTGATACATATACAGCTACTATAGATGGAGTTACGTCTTATGCTGATGGTGATTCTTATTTAATAAGATTTACCAATGGTAATACTACAGTATCTACTTTAAACATTAATTCATTAGGTGCTATACCTTTATATAAAAATAATGATGGAGAATTAATAGGAGGAGATATACAAGATGGTGCAGAAATGTTATGTGTATATAATTCTACATTAAATGTATTTCAAGTAATAGGAACATCACCTAATACACTACTAGCATACGTAACAAATGCAGAAAGTACAACAATAACAAGAGGACAACCTGTATATGCGTTTGGAGGAACAGGAGATAGATTAACAGTTAAACTAGCATCTAATACAGGTGATTCTACTTCAGCACAAACTGTTGGTCTTGTATTATCTACTTCTATTGCAGCAGGTCAAAAAGGATTTATTGTAATATATGGTCAATTAGATAATCTTGATATATTTCCAACAACAACTTGGGCAGATGGAGATGCTGTATATTTAGGTTCAACCCCTGGTACACTTACTAAAGTTAAACCATCAGCACCTAATCATTTAGTATATTTAGGATATGTAACTACAGCAAGTAATGGTAATGCAGGTAGAATGTATGTAAGAGTACAGAATGGATATGAGATGAATGAATTACATGATGTGCAAATATCATCAGTTGCAGATAATGATATAATACAATATGATTCAATTACTAAACTATGGCAAAATAAATCATTAGAAAATGCAGGTATTCAACCTACTATAACTTTAACTGCTGATAGAGCATTAATATCTGATAGTAATGGTAAAGTAGCAACAAGTTCATTAATTGATACTACAGAGTTAGGTTATCTAGATAATGTAACAAGTAATATTCAAACACAATTAAATACAAAACTTGATACAAGTTTTAGTAATGTAACAGGTGTATTACCTGTTGCAAATGGGGGAACAGGGGCGACAAGTTTAACAGCTAATAAAGTTTTGGTTGGCAATGGAACAAGTGCGATTCTACAACCAACAAATCTACATTGGGATAATACAAATTCAAGATTGGGCATTAACAATACAAATCCTCAATTTCCGATTGATGCTGGTGATTCACTTAATAATAATGGCTATAAATTTGTAGTAACAAATAGAAGTTTAACGGATGGGGCTTTTGCAGAAATCCAAATAAGAAATGGTAATAATGAAGGGGATGTTGATGCTTTTAGGTTAAGTACTATGGGTAAAAACTTTACAAGTGTTCTTGGTTTTATTCAAAATTCAGCTGTATTATCAAGTGGACAAAATTTAAGTGGAGGCATAAATTTTTTTACAAGAGCTAACGCTCCTATAAATTTTTATACTAATAACAGTGGTATTTTACGGTTAACAATCATTGGCACAGGTAATGTGGGTATAGGTGTATCATCCCCAACCGCAGTTCTACACCTTAAAGAAGGAACAGCATCAGCAAATACAGCGCCTTTAAAATTTACATCAGGTACTAAATTAACTACACCAGAAGTAGGTGCTATGGAATTTCAAGTAGATTCATTATTCTTTACAACTACTAATTTAGGTAGAAAGCAATTAGCATATACAGATAATAGTAATGTAGATGTTTTATCAGTTAGTAAAGGTGGTACAAATGTAACTTCACTAACTGCAAATGGTATTTTATACGCATCAAGTACAAGTCAAGTTGCGACTTCATCAGGATTAACTTTTGATGGGACTAATTTAGCAACGACTGGAACTGCAACTGCTACTAAATTTATACCAACTGGTACAAGTGCAACAGGTAATGGAATGTATTTACCGGCATCTAATACACTTGCGTTTTCCACTGATGGAACTGAAAAAGTAAGAATTACATCTACTGGTATTTTAAATATTGGTGGTACAGGAAATTATGGGTTTAATGAAATTGCAAAATTGACTATTGAAAACACTTCTGGAAATTCTACTTTAACTGTGGCTTCTTCACCCACAAGTTATGGTTATTTAGCGTTTGCGGATGGAACAAGCGGCAATGACAGATTAAGAGGATTAATAGAATATCATCATTTAACTAATACAATGAGCTTTAGAACAAATGCTGCTGGTGCAATATGGATTGATTCTTTACAAAAAGTTGGAATAGGTATAGATAATCCAACATCAAAATTAGTAGTTAAAGGTAGTGGTACAACATCATCTACATCAGCATTAAATGTTACAAATAGTAGTAATGCTAGTTTATTATTTGTGAGAGATGATGGAAACGTAGGTATAGG